ACGTGACGGCCGGTTAGTCAAACACAACAGTGGCATCTATGTAACAGACATTCCGGTAGATCCTTTTACAGGACAAGCCGCTGTAGACTATCAAGCAGCAGAACTTCGTGGCTATGTCAAACTGGACTTGCTCAATGTGTCTTTATATACGCAGATAACTAGTGAAGAACATTTACAGCAATTGATGACTGTAGAGCCAGCTTGGGATAGATTATATGATCCAGAGTTCTTTGCTAGACTAATACATGTAGGCAGTCACTATGATACACTGTTAAAAATGCCTGAAGCAGTTAATACGATACCACGTATGGCTATGTTTTTAAGTGTAATACGTCCGGCTAAACGTCATTTAATTGGCAAAAAGTGGGCAGAAGTTGCTGCCACTGTGTGGGATAAACCTAGTGATGATGGGTATTATTTCAAGAAAAGCCACGCTGTCAGCTACGCACACCTAGTGGTAGTTAACATGAATCTACTTACCCAACCTTCCTGATAAGTGTAATACTGCGGCGTTTGCTGCGCTTGGCACTGATCTCTTTAAGGCTCACATAGGGTCCAAATTTAATCTGTACATCTTTGCTGTTCATGGTCTTTAAAACGGGTTTAAATGGCGACCAGTCCTCACGTAAAAACACGTTAATAGGCACAAGTCTATTACTCTCCCACCACCATGTTTCTGCCATCAAAAGGAACTGATTCTTCTGTTCTATCGTCTTCAAGGCACCGTAATCGTAGATAGTTGTTATAAGATCATCAACGTTTTGTACTACGCCAATGTAATCATTGCCCCCGTACACCAAATAGGTTAAAAACGGGTATTGTTCTAAAAGCTGTGTGTAGTTTGGTTCCAAGATTTTTTATAAATACATAATGCAACAAATTCAAAGTTATTTATATCCAAATATTATCGTGGTTCAATTTCTTGACCCCACGATTTTTTCGCCAAGGAACAGACCTGTGTACAGCCGTCCGATTAAAGTCTATCAAGGCATAGACAATCCCCTACAAGTTGTGGTTAAAAACCAAGATCAAAAGCCGGTTGATGTAACTGGCTATCTAGTACAGTTAGATATCCAAGACCCTGAATCAAAGGGCAGTATGGAGAGCTTGCCTGTAGAAATTACTAATGCTAGCCTAGGACAAGGCACAGTGACTATTTCCCGCGATGTAGTTAATAGCTTGGACCAACGCCGATACAAGATTACAATTAAACTGATCAATCAGGGCACAAACGCAGAACGCCCACTTTACACAGATGCAAACTTTGGCGCATCAGTAGATTTAGAAGTATTGCCAGGCTGGTACGAAACTATGCCAAGAACACTGGACAGCGACGAAGTACTAGATGCAGGAACAATATAATGACAATAAATTACAGTAAGCAAGTTTTAGTAAAAAGAGGTAATACCTCAGTTAGCAGCAGTTATACAGGTCCGTTGGGTGAAATTACCTATGACACGGACCTAAATACATTAAGAGTACATAACGGAGAACAAGTAGGAGGATACTTAATAGCATCCTATGCTCAACTATCGTCAGAGTTTGAATTAGATGGCGGCGACGCCTTTACGAATTATACAGCAGAAATAAATGTCGATGGAGGCGACGCAAATGGCTAAAATTAAATTAAGAAGAGATACCGCAGCGAATTGGACAACAGCGAACGTAGTTCTAGCACAAGGAGAACCCGGAGTTGATCTAACAAACAAAAAGATGAAGATAGGCGATGGCATTACTGCTTGGAACAGCTTGCCTTATTTTGACGACCAGGAGACAGTGCTTACAGATTTTGCTGGAAATATCACGCCCTCTGTGGACGATACTTACACTCTTGGTACACCATCTAAACGCTGGAAAGACCTGTTTGTAGCCAATGCCAGTATCTACATTGGCGATGTTAAACTATCAAACGTTGGCGGTAAACTTACTGCTACAAAAGTTATTAATCCTGGCGAAGAAAACGAAGAGGAAGATCCAGAAGATTCAGATGCTACTAGTGATATCGGTGGTGCTGCTGATTTAGGTTCGTTTACTATGGATGGCAATGTAATTGATGTAGAGTCTGGTACAGACATTTATATTGAAACATACGAAACTGATGGCGACGGTGAAAGCAGATTAATATTAAAGCCACAGGATGACGACGGCGGAGATAATCCAACTCGCATTGAAGGTTCGTACGGTGTAGGCATTTGGTCCAATACTACCAGCAGTGGCGACAGTGTTAACAAATGGTTGTTTGGCACAGATGGTTGGTTGAGTTTTCCAGGCACATTCCCTAGCGGAGCGATTGGCTACGACGATGATACAGAAACACTACAACTAGCACGATTTGGTGGCGTTTCTTTATACTCACAAGCAGGTGCTTGGGTATTTGGTCAAGACGGTAATTTACAGTTACCACCAAATGGTGACATTGTTGACAGCAACGGTGATTCAGTGTTAGGTGGTGGCGGAGTTGCTAGTCTCACAGACGACAAGGAAGTCAAAGTTACTGTGGGCAACACAGAATACTGGGCTATTGTAAATCGTTCTAATAACGATGATAGCGGTGTAGAATCTCAGGCTGTGGCCTACGACAGCGAAGACAACATGATTGTGCTACACGTTAGAAATGCTAGTACTGATCAAGGCGGAGAAAAAATAGTTATCAGCAAGTTTGATACCACAGCCACACTACTATGGCAAAAACAACTCAGTAGTGATGCTGACACTACCCAAGGGGCACACGATCTTCTAGTAGACGACGATGACAACATTTTCATTGCTCATACTGCTGACAACGGAAGTGCCATTGACAACATTGTTGTCCTGAAACTTGATTCCAATGGAGCGATTTTATGGCAAAAGAGTTATCAAGGTGACATAACATCAATCGTTGATAACACCAATATATACGTTGATCCTACTACTGTTTCTACTACTACCTTTGGAGGCAATCCTGCCCAAAGTATAACACTAAACGACATTTATTCCTATAGTGCTGTTGGTCATGCGTTTAGCTCAACTACCAATGGTACTGATTGGACCTACATAGGAACCGTGATAGGCGAAACTAAAAATAACAACAACGGAACAACTACTCTTTATTTTGCCGCTGCAACATTTGAAGGTGATTTAGACGAAGCCACCTACGATTATAAATTAAACGGAACTGCTGTTAATACTTGGCACGAACTAGGTGCCATGACCTGTGATGGCACAGACATTTACTTTGCTGGAGAGTTTGAAGAAAGTGTTGACGTAGGCGATCCAAGAGCTTGGATAACCAAAGTATCAGGCACTAATGGTGCTGTGGTATGGAGTCAATACTTTACCTGGGCTGGCAACTCACAGGTTTATGGTATTGATGTAGGTGCTGACGGTGATGTAGTAGCAGTGGGAAGATTAGACACTCCTGGACCTACCGTTGCTTTTGTCAGCAAGTTTGATGGCGAAGATGGCTCACATGTTTGGTCTACATTTGTAGCAGATCTTGTTGACGAGGATGGTCATACCGGTGGTGACGTGGTCGTTGACAGTCAAAACAATATATTTGTCAGTATTAACAGCAACAGACCAATATCAACCGATAACGACGATACAGATTACAATACCATAGCACATATAATAAAATTTAACAGTAGCGGTGCCGAGCAGTGGACACGCAGAGTTGGTCCTGGACCGTGTGCTTCGGTGGCCACGGGTATTGACTGTGATTCGTCAGGCAATGTGTTTCTAAGTGCCCTAACAGCGACCAATGCTAGATCCGGTCGAGACATTGACGACATTGACGGTCTTACTGCTAGAAGCGTGTTGGCTGTGGTCAAGTATTCTACCGCAGGCACAGTGTTATGGCAGAGATATATTGAAACAGAAGGCTACGAATTTATATCCAGCAGCAACGATGGCGGCGGAACTCCTGGACAGAATTTTAATTATGGTGAAAACAGAGGTAGATACCTTAGCCTCAACAATTCAGGCAAATTGGCTGTACAGGTCACTGTGCGTCAACTTGATCCAGATGGCAATTGGTTCAATACCCAATACAACGAAAGCATAACTTTCCAAATTGATCAAGACGGTCGTGAAATGACCGTTGGCAGTGGCAGTGAAAAGTTCACAGTCAAAGAAAGCCGCATTCCAGGCAAGATGGTCACATTGCCTATAACTGCTCCTGCAGTTGAAACTGAGCCTGCTATAACTGATCTAGCCGACGATTTAACAGTGACCACAACCACACATACTCTAAGTGAAGGTGAAATGGCACAGTTAATCGTTAAGTCAGCACCTTATGAATATGTGTTTGGTAATGATGGTACACTGACTATTCCCAATGACGGTGATATTAAACTTGTTCAAACACAAATTGGTTGGTTCTCAATATTTGGTCCAACAGACAACGACAATGATGATGTTTGGATTCGTGCTAACTGCGTAGATCCTGCCACAGGCGACGTTTATGTAGTAGGTCAAGAGGACGTCAATCAGCGTGGTTTTGTAGCACAGTACAACAAACAAGGCCAGGTTCAATGGAGCATAAGACTCAATGACAATGACGAAGGCTATAACACTAGATGTAATGCTGTTAAACTAAATCCTGTTACAGGTAATCTAAATGTACTGTGTGAATACTATGGAAATCAAACTGGCGCATTGATGGTAGAGATTGACCCAGACACTGCTCAGGTAGTTAACAGTTTTGGTTTCCGTGATCAAAATGAAAATAGTGATGTTCAAGCCTATGACTTTGATTACTTTAGCAATGGTGATGTGGCAGTAGTAGGTCGCAAGTATGATGAATTTAACAGTATCAGTGTAGTACCCCAAACAGGCAGCGGTGTTAGCACATTGATTATTCTAAACAGTGCTACAGCATCTAACGCTGTGCATCCTGTACAAAACAGTTGGTATGTTTCAGGTACAGGTATCACAGGACGTGCTGCAGTACAGTATGTAAATCGCTATACTGGTGTGACTGGTACAACCAGACAAGGTTCAGGTGCTGTGTTTAGCATAACTATTGGAGGGTCTGGGCCATATACTTACGAAAGCGTCACAGCAACCACAGCAGGTACTAACTATCGTGTGGGACACAAAATCAAGATTTTAGGTACAGATCTTGAAGGACTGACCCCAACCAACGATGCTATTATTGAAGTCACTGAGATCAACGGGTCAGGCGGAATCACTGCTGCCACCATATCTGGAACTTATGGAAACGCACAAGCCGCTCCGTATACATATACAGGCAAAACTGGCACCAACCACAATGTGGGCAGTGGTGCTACATTTGATGTAACTGTAGACGATTCTGGAGCATTTGCGATTGATACCATTTCTGCTGCAGGTACAAATTATGTAGAAAACGATTATATAACTATTTTAGGAACTGTGTTTGCTGGTGGTACAGCACCAGCAAATAATTTATCTCTAGTAGTAGGTTCTGTAAGTACTGGAGGAATATCTACTATATCAAGTGCTTCAGGTTCTGCACCAACTACTCACCGTAAGATTGAAATCAGCGATAGTGTAGACTTCGGCGGAACAGGTTCTTGGTCAGTGGTTCACGATCTAGGTGGCGAAGCATTTATAGTACGCTATGATAACGAAGGTGGTATAACTTGGAGCAAGGTGTTAAGCGGTGGCGGTCAATATGACAGTGGCGAACGCTACTACTCAGTGGCTATAGACTCTAGCAACAATGTCTATGCCGCAGGTGAGATGTATTCAAGAGGCAGTGCAACAATTGGTGACCTTGTCAGTTATCAATGTGCTGTGGTCAGTAAGTTCAACAGCGCAGGTGTCCCTCAGTGGCACAAGGTGTTAAACGATACACTCAATGACTGTTCTGCTAAATCAGTGGTAGTACGCGGCACTACTGTAGTAGTATCGCACTTTAACTTAAACAACTTTGACACTGTGATTACCAAGTTGGACACAACTGGGGTTATCAAATGGCAGAGAGTTACTGATTCAAACGATGACAGTTCAGTAGCTATTGACACCAACGGTGACATCTATGCCGTTGTAGAAGCCAACTTAGAAAACAAATATGAGGACATTATCAAACTGATCAAGTTTGCCACTAACGGTGAGATTGTGTGGCGTAAGTTTCTTGGTACTTTGGTCTATGACTACGGTGGCACACACGAATATTTCAAGAACGGTCGCAACTTGACCATTGACGCAGATCACATGTACATCTCAGGTTATACCACAGCATTTGCCAACAACTTTGACTGTGGGTTCCTAGTTAAACTACCTAAGACTGGGGACTTTGACGGTTCGTACGGTGCTTGGGGAGTACAGGTTGACATGTATAACGTGCTTAAAGTTGTCAACACTGAGGCCACAACATTTACACCTACAGTGAATACTGGCAATTGGGAATCATGGAATCCAAACTTTGAGACTAATTGGTGGGATCCAAGTGGCAACAGTTACTATCATACTCTAAATGAAATACATGATAGAGATGGTGGTGCTATTGAGTTCGCAGACGGAACTCGTCAGACTTCATCCGCACAGCAGATCCCACAAGTTCCAATAACCAATGGCGCAGATCATAGATTATGCTTAGAAGACATGGGTAAACATATCTATGTTACTAACAACAATACTAGCATTACGGTTCCTTACAATGATGACGCACAATTACCAATTGGGTTTACTGTGGTTATTGTTAATAACAGTGGCAGCGTAATCAACATAGATGGCGACGGCGGTGGTGTAGGTATAATAGTTCCTGGCGTAGCTACTAGTTCTTACTGGGACTTGAGTAGCCCTGGTATGGCCACATTGATCAAAGTTGATTACGACACTTGGTTTATGACTGGCAACGTTACAGATGACAGTTAAGGAATTATCATGCCAATAACGCAAGTATTATTAACGGCCAGCAAGAACGAACCAACTATCGCTTGGAACAGCATTGATTACACAACAGTCAATGAAGGCCAGCAAAACACAGTCTATCTAGACTTTACTAACTGGGACAACACCACAGTCTATTGGTATTTGGTTGATGCTAACGATAATGAAATAACCGGACAAACATCATCCGCAAACGCTGGAACATTCAGCCCCGGCACAGGTACCTATTTAAACTACTCTAGTTTTAATTTCACCTTTGCCAATGATAGTACTACTGACGGAGAACTAACATATTACATTCGTATAGAAAATGAATTTGGTCAACTGCTAGTGCCTCGACAAGGAGCATTTACAGTTAATGACACCAGTTTTGCCATAGGTGGAACACTGTCAGTTAACGGTACTTCATTTAACTGGACTACAACCAATGCTGCATCACCTACCTACGCAGCATACACATTCCCAAACAATACAAGTGGGTCGGTACATACGCTTACTGGCACACAGTATGTGCTATCTCCTCAGTTTGGTGTTGCACCAACACTCAATTTCAACCTGTGGTTCTATCCCACAGCCAACAATACGATCATATTAGGTGAACTGGGACAGACTACAGAAAACAGCAACTGGCACTTGACTTTGTTAGAGATCAATAGTTCTAACAAATTAAAAGGCAGAATATGGGAGATGCTGAGTGGAGTTACATCCACAGGATCTGTAAATCTAAATGCTTGGAATCACGTTTACTTTTACTATGACCACGGAACTACAACATTTGGCATGAGTCTGAACAATGAAACACCAGTAACACAGGGTAGTGTAACTAGACATGTTAGCGATACCGGTGCTACATTCTGGGGCATTGGACTCTATGACCCTGGCACTAATATGGGTTCCAGTGCTAGATATCAAGGCAAGTTTGATGGATTAGTTATCAACACCTCAATCGTTGGGTCAAACTACGAGTCTACTAAATCAAAATTTGGTCTCTAAAGAAATATGATGTTTGAACAACACCGTCTTGCGGTTGATCCAGGCCTAGTAGAAGAAGTTGTACGACTCTACAGAGACCTGGACAACGCTCGTGGAGGTGAATACGGAACTTGGCACAGTCGTAGGATTAGAACCAATCCCTATCCGTGGTTTACGAGTACGTTTAACAGTGTGGCAGAAACAGCCGCGCTAAAAGGATTGGCTATAGACGAGTGGTGGTTCAACTGTGGTGCTCCCGGTGATGAATATCGTTGGCACAGTCATAATCCTTGTCCATGGGCTGGTGTGCTTTACATTCAAACACCTGCAAACTCTGGTGGTATAGAGTTTAAAAAAATGGGCGAGTTCTTTACCTTTCAACCCGCAGTGGGCGATTTCCTGCTATTTCCTGGTACTCTAGCACATAGAGTGTTAAAGAATCAAAGTGCGGATTTTAGAATCAGTGCGGCCTTCAATTTTCTCAATAAGTAATAGTCTATGACAGAACTAATTTATACTCTTGTGGTAACACACATAACCATTGCCTGTGTTACACTTTACCTACACCGCAGTCAAGCACACCGTTCAGTAACCTTTCACCCAGTGATTGCTCACTTTATGAGATTCTGGTTATGGTTAACCACAGGCATGACTACAAAGGCTTGGGTAGCAGTGCATCGCAAACATCATCAAAACACAGACCAAGAAGGTGATCCACACAGCCCACATGTATTTGGTATATGGAGATTATTAACTGGTGGGTGGAGCCTGTATCATGAAGCCAGCAAAGATCCTGCCATGGTGATCAAATACGGCATAGGCACACCAAGAGATAGAATAGAAACATTTTATACTCGATATCATCAATGGGGTCTACTAGTGATGTTGTTTATAAATCTTGCACTGTTTGGTGCTTGGGGATTTCTTATCTGGGGTATACAAATGTTATGGATACCATTCTGGGCAGCAGGTGTGATCAACGGCCTGGCACACTGGTGGGGATATAGAAATGGAGAGACTCAAGATCATAGTCGAAACATTTTTCCCTGGGGTATATTGGTTGGCGGCGAAGAACTACACAACAATCATCATTTAGAGTCTGCTAGTGCCAAGTTTAGTCGTAAATGGTTTGAGTTCGACATTGGTTGGTTATACATACAAATTTTACGCTCATTACACTTGGCAACTGTTAAAAAATAGCGTATAATACTAGGATGCTAACAACGATCCAAGACTCCGTTTTACAGTTACTTCCGGCCAAGAAAAAGACTGGACAAAACGGATGGATCAGTTTTAATGCTCCATGTTGTTCACACAATGGTGAAAGTGCAGACACACGTGGACGTGGTGGGCTCAAAACCGAAGCAGGCCGTGTAAGTTATCATTGTTTCAATTGCCAATTCAAAGCCAGTTATCAACCGGGTCGTCATTTAAACTACAAGTTTCGTAAATTTTTATCTTGGCTAGGTGCCGACGACAATACAGTACGCAAATTGGTTATTGATGCAGTACGTTTAAAAGATCTAGTAGCACCCGAACAAGCGCCGGAACCTGAACAAGAAATCAAGTTCGAAGCACGAGCACTACCTGACAATGCCAAGAACATAAATGACCTAGCAACATTTTATAGTCTAGCTGACTATTCGGGTGTGCCGCCTGAATACTTTGCTAGTGTAGAATACATAGTGCAGAGACAAATTTCTAATAAAAAGTATGATTTCTACTGGACACCAGAAGAAGCATACAACATGCATCGTAGAATCATTATTCCTTTTTACTATGAACGACAAATAGTTGGCTATACTGCTAGAGCTATCGTGGATGGTATCAAGCCCAAGTATTATAGTAGTCACCCTGCAGACTTTGTGTTTAACTTAGACACACAACAAACAGACTGGAAGTTTGTGTTAGTATGTGAAGGACCATTTGATGCAATGAGTGTAGATGGTGTAGCACTTAACGGTAGTGAAGTGTCAGACCAACAAGCAGAACTAATTGATAGATTGCAGCGTGAAGTCATTGTAGTTCCGGATGCAGACCGTGCAGGCAGTAAACTGGTCAACCGTGCAATAGAGCTAGGTTGGACTGTTAGTTTTCCTGTATGGCAGGAAACTTGCAAAGATATTAATGAAGCAGTATTACGATATGGTAAGTTATTTGTAGTAAAAGCAATACTAGCGGCTAGAGAAACAAACAAGTTAAAAATTGAACTAAAGAAGAAAAAACTATATAGTTAATATGACAAAAGATTATAACGCAGATATACAGAAACTATTTTTAGAAATGATGATGGAAGATGCCAGTACCTATGTTAGGGTACAAAACATCTTTAACGCAGAAAACTTTGATAGAAGTTTAAGAGCCACTGCTGAGTTTATTAAAACACACAGCGATAGTCATCGCACACTGCCCACACGTGATCAAATACAAGCAGTCACAGGTGTAGAACTACGCCCAGTGCCCGATCTTGATAAAGGACACTATGATTGGTTTCTTGAAGAATTTGAAAGTTTCTGTCGTAGACAAGAACTAGAACGTGCTATTCTTAAAGCAGCAGACTTGATTGAGAATGGTGACTATGATCCAGTAGAAAAACTGATCAAGGATGCAGTACATATCAGTCTTACCAAAGACATGGGTACTGATTACTTTGCTGATCCCGCTGAACGTATCAACAAGTACTTTAATGCAGGTGGACAAGTAAGTACAGGATGGCCCAGTGTTGATAAACTGTTATATGGCGGATTCAGTAGAGGCGAACTAAACATCTTTGCAGGTGGATCGGGGTCAGGTAAGTCGCTAGTGATGATGAACATTGCCCTGAACTGGTTACAAGCAGGACTCAGTGGTGTTTATATAAGTTTAGAACTCAGTGAAGAACTTACAAGTCTAAGAACAGATGCTATGTTGGCCAGTATGAGTACCAAAGACATTCGCAAGGATATAGATACTGCCACACTCAAAGTCAAGATGGTGGGCAAGAAGTCCGGTAGCTATCAAGTTAAAGCATTGCCAGCACAGAGTAACATTAATGACATACGTGCTTTCTTGAAAGAATATCAAATACAAACAGGCAAGCAAGTGGACTTTATGATGATTGACTACTTGGACTTGTTGATGCCAGTAAGTGCCAAAGTGAGCCCAAATGACTTGTTTGTTAAGGACAAATATGTATCAGAAGAACTACGTAATCTAGCCAAAGAGCTGGGCATATTAATGGTAACAGCTTCGCAGTTGAATCGCAGTGCTGTAGAAGAAGTAGAGTTTGACCACAGTCATATATCGGGTGGTATATCTAAGATTAACACAGCAGATAACGTGTTTGGTATCTTTACCAGCAGGGCCATGAAAGAGCGTGGACGCTATCAAATACAATGTATGAAATCGCGTAGCAGTACAGGTGTAGGCATGAAAGTGGACTTGGAATACAACATTGAAACCATGCGTATCACTGACCCAGGACTAGACAGCAATGACGGCGGATACGGGGCTAAACCGTCAGCAATCATGGATCAAATCAAGAGTTCTAGCACACTTGCACCCACCACAGCCCGTCCCAAGCCTGGATTTGACATAGAAACCAAAGTGGTAACAGGTGGCGCTGACAGCACTAAATTGAAGCAAATGTTAGCAGGCCTAAAGAGCAAAGCCGACTAAATATCTAATATTGGAGTAAATCTTGCAGAAGCGTACTCGTAGCATATTAGACGAACTTGATAGTTTGCTTGTACACAAGGACAAAGATAACCTTGTGGAAAGCCGCGCAAATCATGTCATTTTGGGTGCTATAAATCTAGTTAATTACATTCGTGAAAACTATGACGCTGAGCAAGCCGCAGAGCTCGAGCGTCGTTTAATCAACAGTATACGCAGCCAGGACTCCACAAAATTTACTCGTGGAGTTCGGAGAATGCGTAATGAAGATTAATGAGCTAGTTCTAAAAAATAGATTTGTCGTTGAAGCTGGCCCAGTACCCCCAGTACAAGATACTACAGCAGCACCTGCTGCTACTACAACACCCGCAGCACCAAAACCACCAGCAGCACCAGCAGCAAAGGGACCAGGACTATGGGATCAGATTAAACAAGGCGCAAATAAACTTCAAGCAGGTATAGCCGGAGCAAAAGCTGGTTATACTAGTAGCCAAGCTCAACAAGTTGGTCAAGCTGAAGCAGAAGAAATTGGCTCTATGTACTTTAAAAAGTGGAATAGTGCAATTGGGCAAAATCCTGCACTTAATACAGCGGCAAATTTACAGGCGTTTATGCAAAACAGTACTAAAAAATCTGGCATAAAAGTTCCGCCACCACCAGCTGGAGAATTAAATCCTGCGGTTACATCAAAATATATTATTGATGTTATCGGGAAAAGTTTTGCAGCGACAGATTTAGGACTGCCATCAGAGAGACAGGACGACACTGCACCACAGCAACCTGAAGGTCCAAAATTCGCTCCTGGTGTATCAATTACCAACGACGAACCAATAATGATCAAGTTTAAAAACACTGACTATACATTAAATGATCAAGGTCAGTGGACACCAGCAACTGCTCCAAATAAACTGGCCAATCAAGCAATGGCAGCATTTTTAGATAAACAACACGACATATACTTAAACTCACAACCAGCTGCTACTACACCAGCTGCTACTACACCAGCTGCTACTACACCAGTTGCTACTACACCAGCTGCTACTACACCAGCTGCTACTGATACACAAACACAACAACAAGTACAACCACCTGTAGAAAAAGGTTATGGAGATCAAAGTATATCTCCAACTGAAGTAAACGTAAACTATAAAAATAAAGTTGATGACTTAATTAAACAGGCTGGTACCGATACAGAAAAAATAAAATCCTTAATAGCAGCATTACAACAAGGAACACCAGCATGAAAATAGTAGAAGTTGATCGCAGAGTCGGTCTATACGAAACATTAGATCATTCATACAAGAATACCTACAAGCTATGGGAAAGTGCTGGTTATGTATTAAAAGAGTTTGCTCTTGATGATACACAGATTAAACAATTATTTGCACAGATAGAAAAAGATTTATCAGTAGACGGAAAGAATCGTACTGCTATTGGTAAAGGCATTGACACCGCCACTGCAGCAGGTAAAGCTGTCAAGAAAGCATACGATGAGCTAGTTGACCAAGTACAAAATTCTGCACCAATGAAAAATGCAGATGCCCAGTATGATCAAGTGGTTGCACAATTAAAAGCAGCCACAGGCGGTGATCAGGGTGTAATGAAGTATGTACAAAAGTACAGAGACTTTGCAACTAAACATCCTGTTGCACAAAGTTTTATCTATGCAGCACTTATTGCTGCAGCCGGTATCAGTGGTGCAGGCCTAGGTGGTGCAGCAGTACTGGGTCTATTAAAAATGACCGACAGGTTATTGCAAGGCGATAAGTTTAGTTCAGCACTAGGCAAAGGTGCAATGACTGGTGCCACTGCATTAGCAGCAGGACAAGTTGGACAAGCATTACAAGGTGCAGATGCAGGATATCAAGTTGGTGCAGATGGTCCTGCCGCTGCGCCTGGACAGTTTGATGTAGCACCACCACCTCCACCAGGCACTGATGTAGTTGATGCTGCAGCACAAACAGCCGTAGATGCCGGAAAAGAAGGTGCCAAGAGTGCAGCCAGCACCGCAGCCACTAATCGTGTAGCTGGTGCAGCGGCTGATACAGCCACAACTGTAGCACAAGGTGCCGGCGCTGAAATGTTTAAAGGCCTGGCTACAGACTCAATGGCTGATGCTACAATCAAGAGAATCGCTGATAGTATTGCCGCTGGGCAACTGTCTACTGCTGATCTACAGCATTTACAGGCTTCACAAGGTTTCATTGCCAATGCACTGAATAATGCAGATCCTGCACGAGAAGCAGCACTTACAGCACATTACAATTTACTAGATAAAATGCTTCGTGCAGCAAACGATATTACAGTCAAAGAATCCCGCGCCAGATATATTGACAAAGATTCAACAGTCCGACATTGGGCATTAAATGAAAGTCTAGGACGTAAGCGTGGAGGCATACGTTTAACCGAAACCGGTGTACGTCGTATATTTGAAGTGGCTGCCAATGAAGGCGTAATGGACGCAATTAAAGGCGTAGCTTCAAAAGCCGGTGCAGCAATAGCCCAAACTGGTAAAAATATTACTACCAAAATCACAGCAGACAAGTTACAATCAGCATGGGACAAAACTGGTAATCCACCCGACAGTGTGGCAATAGAACAGTTCTTACAGCAACAGGGTGTTGATGCTGACACAGTAGCAAAGTCTATGCAAGCGATTGGGCTACAAGCATCAGGAGTTAAACCTGGACAAAAAATAGAACCTACAATGACTGGTAATACACCAGCACCTGAAGCAACACCTAAAGTTGAACCAACTACAGCAGCAGCTCCTGAACCAGAGGCAACCCCTGAACCAACTGCAGCAGTAACTACTGAACCAAAGCCGGATTATTCTGGAGGACAACAGCAAGCGAGTGCCGCTAATGCTCCAAAAGCAGCATTGCCTGCACCAGACAAAGAAATGGCAACAATAGCTGCAAGTTTATCACAGCAAGAAAAAGATGCTCTTATTGCTCAATTGCAAGCAATGTTACCAACAGCTGAACCAGCACCAGCGACAGAAAGTTTCCGCAGATTAGATAGAATTATAAAATGATAACATTAAAAGAAGGCGGCAATGTATTTCCTGATGTAGTAGATATTAAAAAGGAATACGCAAAGGATTTGATCAACAGCATTAAACAGTTGTTGCCTGGCTTTGATCTGCAGTTTGATATTGGCAGTGTTGGTTACAAAGTACAATCCGGAGACATGGATGTGTTTATGGACCAAGATCAAGTTGTCGCCAAGTTTAAGTCCAAAGATGAAAAAACTGCTAAACAAAGTCTAGCACAGTTCGTACAAGCAAAAGGATTTGAAACTGCAGTCAAAGGACGTAATGTGCATGTACGTATGCCCTTGCCAGATGGCACATTTGCACAAGTGGACCTAATGGTTATTCCAGACTCTGCAGATGTAGCACCTTGGCATCAACATGGTCCACGTGGCAGTTATGATGATCCTGCATTCAAAGGCTCACAGAACTTTATCCTAATGAACAGCATTGGCAAAGCACTGGGCTTGAAGTTTGATGCATTTGGTGGTAAACTACTGCGTCGTGACAACAATGAAGTAGTGGCACGTAGCCGCGATGATGTAGCCAAGATATTATTAAATCCTAATGCTACTGGCAATGATCTTAACAGTGTTAAGACTATTATGCGAGCCTTGGAGAATGATCCAAAGAAAGATGCTAAACTAGCACAAGCTAGAGAAGATGCAGCAAAAGGACTTATTACACTATCTGAATCAGTACAGCCAGGTAGCACACAATGGATGAAACAGATTAGCGAGATGTTTAAATGAGAGCAACAGATTTAGTAGAAGCAGCACAACCCAAGATAGGTCGTGAGTTCAATCACTTGGAAGACCTAGTATTTGCTGAAGGGTCTGCAGGCGCAGCTCGTGCATTTGAATATCTCTCACACATGGCCACAGAAGCCACAGGCCGAGACTACAGCTTAAAGTGGGACGGCAATCCCACAGTGTATTGGGGTCGTGAGTCAGATGGCACATTTATATTTGTGGGCAAGAATAATTGGGACAAAGCAGATCAAGGTGGCTTTGCTACTAGTCCAGAAGAATTAAAGAGCTTTATTATGAGCCGTGGTAAAGGTGAAGATTGGCGTGCCAAGTTTGCCGAAGACCTAGCTGATTGCTGGCACATATTTGAAGCAGGTACTCCCGAGAACTTCCGTGGTTACTTCTATGGTGATTTATTATTTTACCCAGGCAAGCCATTTGACACAGCAAAACAGCAGTTGGTGTTTACTCCTAACAAAGTAACTTATCAGGTTCCTGTAGAACAAGAACTAGGCTTGATGTTGTTTAGAGCCAAAGCGGCTGTGGTAGTACACAAATATTTAAAGAAATTTGGCGACAAAGACGAAGGCAAAATGCCCAAAATGCAAAAGTTTAAAACCAGCGAAGGACTATACTATCCCTCAGCAAGTAGTCAACTTGCTATATTAGGACCTTACTTTGCAGATGCGGGTGCCAAGATAGATCCTGCGTATCTTAAACAAATTAAGCAGCAGTATATGACCAAGCCCGTACTCACAGCTATTGATAACTTCTTGGCCGGAGTACCAGGACTAAGCAATCCGGGCGGTGATATATACACCTTTGTAAACTCACAAAGTAAATCAGGAAACTTATCAGGACTTGCACAACATTTTCCTGAATGGGCTAGAACTAATCTAGGCCCTAAAAAACTACAGGCATTTGCTGAAAAAATCGCTACAAACCCCAAAGGATTAAGTGCCATGTTTGCTTTAATTGAAGCAATTAGAGACGTTAAAAACAATGTTATTGATCAATTAGATCAACAAACACCGCAAATACGTACTCAAACTGGCGATCAACCAGGTGGAGAAGGTTGGGTTTACAGGGATACTAAGCTAGTACCAAGGCATCGTTGGAAGCCAGATTAAGCACAATTTTTATATTTGGCATAAATATTTACAAGCGCGAAAGCGTATATAATTCAGGAGAAATAAAATGGCAACAGTAAACAGAGTAAATGGCGATAGCCAACTAGTAGTTAACGTTGGTGACAGTCTAACAAGAAATGCAAATGCTAGAATCATCAACACAGGTATTGCTAGCCCAATCACAGCTTATAAAGTAGCTTTCACAGCACTAACAGCTAACTTAGCAGCTGAACTAGGCGCACCAAACGGTTCTGGTGTTCCAGGTGCAATTGAAACTATCATAAACGATTTAAGCTCAAATGCAACGATCCTAGCGTATCAAATTGATGCAGCTACAGTTGCTAGCGGTACACAGCAGATCAGCATTATTGCAGAACGTGCAGCAATGAGCGCAGCTGACTTTACAACAATCCTAAATGCTTCCGGTAACATCGGTAGCCGCGGTAATGTTTGGGGTGGCAATGCTACAGTTACAACTAGCGCCGGTATCAAGTTTGCTTAATTAAGTCAAACTTAACAAAAAGGCACTTTCGTAGTGCCTTTTTTTACGGCTATAAATACTAGCATGGATTACGTTACTGGATTTACTTTGGTTGATATTACTCGTACTGGCGTTACTCACAACCGCCCCGAGCACGAACATCAACGCAATCAACAGCGTAACTGGGAAACAGTTATACAATGCATGGGCCTACGTACACAACCCATGGACATTCAAGGCCCAAAAACAATAGAAATGTATATAGATGAAGATACTTTTGGCGAGATGTATCAAGGACGTCAGCGAGTATGGTGTTGGACTTTTTATGCAGAGCGTACCGGCACATGGGCAGAAGATACTGACGAGCTAGCACTGCTACATAAAGATTTCAATGAAGTTCCCATTATTCAAGGGCTAAACGAAACAGCTCGTTTTATATTACCAATATTTTATACCAAAGGTGCCATTAAAAACGTGTTTTTTAAATTAGGCCGCTTAGACTTAAATAGCATTTAATTACTTAGGAATTTGCCATGGCTGTAGAATTAGAAAAACAAAACCTTGAAACGCATGTGGAACTGTGTGCCCTGCGTTATTCCAACCTAGAAACCAAACTAAACAATCTAGAGGAAAAAGTAGAAAAACTAGAGGAACATATCGTATTCATTAGAGACCGTCTCAGCGCCGCTCCAGAATCATCAAACAAAACATTAATCACAATTGGAACCACAATCATAGGCGTACTAATTTCTGGCATCATTATACTACTAGTTAACTTTATCAACAAATAAAAATGAAAATTGTAGAACTCTTAAATAAGATTAGCGTACCTATTACCAACGAAGAAGCCGAAGTACTAGAAATGTTTGAAGATGACAAAGTAGTACAGCGACAGGACCTATCACCTAGAGAGACAATACTAGCAAACCAACTAGTAAACAAAGACATATTATATAGAAAACATGAAACCGGGCGCACGACATATAAAAAGAAAACATAAACCCAAGTCCTACGAAAAGTTGGGCTTTACTCGAGATCAAATTGAACAAGCAGCAGACGCAACAACACAATTCTTAAAAGCATGGACTGATAGAGAACTTCAAGATCTAGTACTAAATCAAAAAATACCCGTGTGTCTACCCATTGGTGACCGCGGGTTTTTAATTGGCAGATACCGTATGTATCCTGTAGGAAAACATACTTGGCGTGTATTAGATAATAACCAAGAATTTGTGCATGATTTTAGCCGTAAGTTAAGCGCAGTATTTTACTGTTTAACTACTCAATTAAATAAGTTAAACCTAGCTAGAGAGATTCTAACAGCAGATACAGCAGTGGGAAAACTAGAGCTGGACCAGGACTACTATATGTACTCCATAAAGAACTATACCAAAAAACAGGACTTTTTTCGTGTGGATCTAGCAAAATTGCGTTATATACAGGCCGAACACGAGCTTAGATTTGCAAATCAAGAATTAGAAAAAACCATAAATACTGCTAAATATTTGAAAGTACAGGAAAGACTACTATGAAATTATCAGAAATGAACAGCAAGCCAACTGCTAAAAAACTAAACAAAGTTGTTGAGAGTCGCTTTGGTTACGCTCTAGACTTTGACAAATTGACCTTTAAAAAGGCCTATAAAATTGCTAGCGGCTTGACTGAAAGCATCAACAAGATCAAGCGTACACACGGTGCTCAAGCAGTAGAGCAAAATCCAGCCTACATGGAAATGATGATGGTGCGTGAAAGCATTCATCGTTGGATGACTGAGAATCATACACAGTACATTGCAGAAAGCGAAATGGCCAAATCAGAAGCTATTCTTGCTGCCAAGGACATGGTTGATTCTGTACAAGACATGTTAGAAAAAATCAGCAAAATGCAAAGCGAACAAATGCCTGCACTGTTAGATACTATCCGTGATCAAATTGGCGCAGACAAAGCTGAAACATTCAAGCAGCAAATGACTCCATTGCTAGGCGAGTTAATGACTCAACTGACCTCAGCACGTGAAACAGCAGACGGCGCAAGTCGTGGTCTAGCTGGCGAACAAGTTGCACAGCCAATGGGCATGGGCGGCGCAGCACCAGGCGGTATGCCAGGAGCAGACGCAGGTATGCCTTCAGAACCAGGCAGTGACATGGGCCCAGAAGAACCAGCTGGTGATGAATTTGCAGCAACAGACGCAGCAGCAGGTGGCGCAGAAGAACTAGGCAGAGAGCTTCGTTAATGCGTTTTCATGAATTCATTACAGAAGCACCCGGCATTGATGGCTTAGTTGAAGACGAGGCTCAAGATCCAGCGATCTTGAGTCTTATTGATATACTAGATCAATGGCGTTTCCGCAGTGGTAACTTGCATACCGTTCCAAAAATTCGTGCAGCATCTTTAATTAATCTTGTCAAGAAAGAACATCCACAGTTCAATCTTGAAACTTTGGAAAAAGCCAAAGCCAACAACGACATGATTAAAAATCTAATCAAAGATATCAAAGATGATGACGCTGGCGTAAAGTACATTTACTTGACACCAGTTCCCGGCGAAGAATCCAGCAGTGAAACCGAAGTTGGCGACGCTGGTGCACCAAAAGCACCAGCTGAAAAGATCGTAGGATCTATGGCTAAATCGGCTCTTGCAAGTCGTAGTTAATTAATATATAATACTCCAATGATTACCCTGTCTGAAACAGCAGCTAGGCGAGTAAAGTCACAACTTGAAAAAAGAGGACGCGGCCTGGGCATCACAATTGGTGTGACAACTACCGGTTGTTCTGGACTGGCTTATAAATTAGAGTACATAGACGAATTACCTGCAGCCGGCGAGTACATGAGCTTTAACAGTCACGGTGTGATAATATTTGTTAGCCAACGCGACCTTGTGTACCTAGATGGTTTGGTCATGGAATGGCATCGTAAAGGTCTGCAAGAAGGTTTCGAATTCAACAATCCAAATGAGCGCAATCGTTGCGGTTGCGGAGAAAGTTTTCAAGTTTAAATGATAATATCACGATATGATTATACCCCTCTCGAAAAAGAAAGCGTAGAGGGCAAGCGCCATTATGCCTTGCCAGATGGTAGTCGAGTGCCTAGTGTAACAACAATCCTAGAACGGACCAAACCTGAAGAAAAGAAGCGAGCATTGCAAGAGTGGCGCAATCGTGTGGGCCATGAACGTGCTCAACAGATCACTACAGAAGCAGCCAATCGTGGAACACGCATGCACACCTATCTTGAACGCTATGTCAAAAGCGATGACATAGGTGAACTACCCTCAAATCCATTTGCACAGCCGTCGTGGTTCATGGCAGCTAAAGTAATACTTGAAGGCTTACAACATGCTGACGAATACTGGGGCAGCGAAGTGCCACTTTATTATAGCGGGTTATATGCAGGTACCACAGACCTAGTGGGCGTATGGAAAGGGCAACCTGCTATCATGGACTTTAAACAAACCAACAAGCCCAAAAAGCGTGAGTGGATTGAGGACTATTTTCTACAGCTGGCAGCCTACGCAGAAGCACACAACGACACCTACGGAACAGATATAAACACGGGTGTTATTCTAATGTGCGCCAAACCCGCTACAGAACACGAAGATCCTGTGTATCAGGAATTCGTACTAGAGCCCAAAGATTACGCACACTGGCGCGATCAGTGGATGCGTAGAGTCGAGCTGTATTACCTGACAAGCTAAATACACAATATAGTTAGGAACAGATTATGGCCGTAGTGCAAATATCAAGAATTCAGCATAGACGTGGTTTAGAGCAGGACTTCCCACAGCTAGCATCAGCAGAACTAGGTTGGAGTATAGATACCCGTAGATTGTTTATTGGTAACGGGCTAATCAGTGAAGGTGCTCCTGAAGAGGGTGTGACAGAAATTCTTACTGTTTACACTGACATTATTGCATTACTTAAAACTTACACATACAAAGGTCTAGCAGGCGGTACCACTGTTATTACTGGTGCTTCTGTTATGAGCCCAGTAACACGTACACTACAAGCAAAACTAGATGACTTTGTCAGTGTTAAAGACTTTGGTGTAGTTGGTGACGGTATTACTGATGACACTAACGCTATTCAACGTGCCTTGGAAAACTTATGGCCTACAGAACAATTTAGTCGTGCGTATGCACAACACAGAACACTGTTGTTTCCGGCAGGTGTTTATGCAGTATCTGATGTAATCATAATACCTCCGTTTGTTAAATTAGTCGGAGATGGAAACTACAGTACACGTATCAAACAAATTGATAATACAAAAGACGCAGTTGTTAGACTCTGCGATAGTTATTATCAAACTGGCACAGACTTTGGTAAGCCTGATCCAGTGTTTAGTTATGCACCAGAAACCTCAAATTATTATATCAGTGATATAGTGTTTGAACGAGTAACTGATGCTGATTGTGTATGGATTGATGGTAGTAGCAATGTTACTTTTGACCGCTGTCACTTCATTGGAAGAAAATCTTTAACCAGCTCAGAATCTTATAACAATACTCCAATTGTGGACACAGGATCATCTAGTGTCAAGATCACAGGCACCAGTTATTCTAATAATACTCCAGCTAAGAATATAGTATTCAATAACTGTACTTTTAAAACAGCCGCAGTAGGTATTAGAATTGATAATCAGGCATATGGTACCACAGTTATTGGTAGTTACTTTAATCACTTACATCGTGGTATTGTAATGGGAGAAACTTCTGGTGGAAGAGATAGCCCAGCTACAACATTGTATCCAAGAACAGTTAGTGTATCCAGCAGTTACTTTGATATCATTGCAGATCGTGCAATTGACGGACATGAAGATTGCGGACCAGTGTTAAGTAGTGGCAACACATATGAAAGTGTTGGTTACGGTGGATACACTTACGATGAAGATCAAAAACCTATAAGTCCTGTAATTGATTTTGCTACTCACGGTAGTTCCAGTGTTAATGATTCTTTTTATAGAAGGTATGTTGGCACTAGCCATCGCAGAGATCCATTAGATCTAGATCTTTCAGGTGGTCCAGAAGTACCTCTAGGTCTTCCTTTGATTGAAGACAACGGATTCCAAGGCACATACCTAAATGCTGAAGAAGGTCTGCAAATGGGTCGTATGGTTCAGACAACAGGTTACACTGCTGTGTTGGCTGATAACACCCCTACTGCAAATATTATAACTAATAACTTTCAAGGCAACTTGCGTGTTCAAGGCCCAGGCACAATTACCTATGTTGCACAACGCGATGACGATTATAGAACTGGTAGTTTCCGTGTAACATGGAATGATGCATCGGGTGCGGTATTATATGATGAAGAATACACAGAGACATCAGATATTGGGTTGACTCTTACCGCTACATTCCATGAAGGGGGTAATCACCCACCTGTAGAAGTGTTTTACACAACCACTGACACCGGTGTTGATGTAGATTTACAATATAGTATCAAGTACCATACAGCAAATAATTCACCTCAATAATTAAAATATGTTTCGACTGCCTGCGGCTTCCAGACTGGAAGCCTGGCGTAACTTTCGCAAATCGTTAGATGACTTAGAGTTTGAGTCGGCTCTACAACAAACTGCGGAGTTTTGGACGCCAGCACCATATACTCCTTACTATCTTGATCCAGATGACGTAGAGTCTTGGCCTGATCCTTGGACTCTAGTGGAAGAAAATTATTATTGTGATCTTGCAAAATCACTTGCAATGCTGTATACTGTGTATCTTACTGGTCATAAAAATAGCATAGAATATGAAATAAGAGTATATAAAGATCCAGACACTGGTGTGCTGTACCATATAGCTTACTTGTGTCAAGGAAAATATATACTTAATTTGGTCGACAGTGAAGTCGTAAATAACACATCAATTAACAAAAAGTTTAAGTTGGTACGCTGCTACGATAGCAGCAAATTGAATCTAGAAAAATATTAATGAGGCGTCAATGACACAGATACAAGTAACAAAGCGTAGTGGCGGTAAAGAGTCACTAAATTTAGAAAAGTTACACAAGGTAGTTTTTTGGGCAACTGAAGGAATTACAGGTGTAAGTGCAAGTGAAGTAGAAATAAAATCCCACATACAGTTTTACAACGGAATAGAAACATCAGCAATACAAGAAACCTTAATTAAGAGCGCAGCAGATTTAATATCTGAAGAAACTCCTAACTATCAATATGTTGCTGGTCGACTAATCAATTACCATTTACGTAAACAAGTATATGGTGACTACACTCCTTGGCCATTAATTGATCTAGTTCGTAAGAACGTGGAGGCTGGTTTTTATGATACGGGTCTTCTCGCCGCCTACACTGAAGAAGAGTGGGCGACCTTGGACAGTTTCGTCAAACACGAGCGTGATGAAAACTTTACTTATGTGGCCATGGAGCAATGGCGTGGCAAGTATCTGGTACAGAATCGTGTAACTGGTGACATATTTGAAACACCACAGGTGGCATACCTATTAATTGCAGCAACACTATTTCAAAGTTATCCTAAAGAAACAAGACTACAATGGATCCGAGATTATTATGATGGAATCAGTTTACACGATATTAGCTTGCCTACTCCTGTCATGGCCGGTGTACGCACTCCGCAAAAACAATTCAGTAGCTGCGTACTTATCGAAACTGCTGATAGTTTGGATAGCATCAACGCCACTACTGCTAGTATTGTTAAGTATGTCAGCCAGAAGGCAGGAATCGGAATCGGAGCAGGTAGAATACGTGCTCTCGGAAGCCCAATACGTAACGGCGATGCTTACCACACCGGAGTCGTTCCATTTTACAAGTTGTTCCAGAGTGCAACCAGAAGCTGCAGTCAAGGCGGAGTCAGAAATGGTGCTGCTACTTTGTACTACCCGATCTGGCACCTCGAGATTGAGGACTTGATTGTTTTAAAGAACAATAAAGGCACAGAGGATAATCGTGTACGTCATATGGATTATGGCGTCCAATTTAACAAATTAATGTACGAAAGACTCATTACAGGTGGCGATATCACATGTTTTTCGCCTCATGATGTGCCTGAAATGTTCGAAGCGTTCTTTAGTAACCAAGACCGCTTTAAAGAACTATACGAACGTGCAGAACGTAATACTAAACTAAAGAAGAAAACTTTCAAGGCTGCTGACCTTTTCAGCAGATTCATGCAAGAGCGTAAAGACACTGGACGAATATATTTGCAGAACGTTGATCATGCCAACACACATAGTCCTTTTGACGAGGCCGTGGCCCCAGTGAAGATGTCTAACTTGTGCGCTGAAATTGATTTACCCACAGTCCCATTAACAGATATCAACGATGCTAATGGAAGAATTGCATTATGTACACTGAGTGCGATCAACTGGGGTAATGTCCGACAACCTGGTGACTTTGAAAAGATGTGTCGCTTGGCTGTACGAGGCCTTGATGCCTTATTGAGCTATCAAAACTATCCTGTGCTGGCAGCAGAACTTGCCACACAAGAGTTCCGTCCACTAGGAGTGGGTATTATTAACTTTGCCTACTTCCTGGCCAAGAACGATGTTAGCTATAGTGATCCACGAGCATTGGCCATAGTTGATGAATATGCCGAAGCATGGAGTTATTACTTGTTGAAAGCCAGTGCAGACCTAGCGGAAGAACAAGGCGCCTGTACCAGATGGAAAGACTTGAAGTCAGCACAAGGCATATTGCCTATTGACACACGTAAAGCTGATGTGGATGAACTAGTGCCATATCAAGAACGTATGCCATGGCAGGCCTTGCGTGAACAAGTACAACGTACTGGACAGCGCAATGCGACATTGATGGCACTAATGCCTGCAGAAACATCTGCACAGATTAGTAATGCCACAAATGGTATAGAGCCACCGCGAAGCTATGTTAGCGTTAAAGGTTCAAAACACGGCCAATTGAAGCAAGTTGTGCCCGAATATCGCAAATTAAAGAACAAATATGAACTACTTTGGGACCAAACTAGTCCAGAAGGTTATATCAAGCTATGTGCGGTACTACAAAAATACATTGATCAAGGTATTAGTGTAAATACTTCCTACAATCCACAACACTACGCAGATGAAAAGATTCCGATGAGTGAAATGTTACAACACTTAATCATGTGTTACAAATATGGATTAAAGCAGTTGTATTACTTTAACACATTTGATGGTCAAGGCGAAATCAACGTTGACAAGTTGATGGAGTCAAAGCCAGTTGAAGAAGCAGTAATGGATGACGCAGCAGACTGCGATAGTTGCACAATATAAGAGAGAAACAATGAGCGTATTCAATATTAATAATAAAAAAAATCACACAGAAGCATTGGCATTTTTAGATGAATCTGGCGCAGCACCAATACAGCGTTATGACGTATTAAAGTATAGACAGTTTGATAAACTGACAGACAAACAGTTGGGCTTCTTTTGGAGACCAGAAGAAGTAGATGTCTTGCGTGACAGCAAAGACTTTAAAGAGTTAACCGATCATGAGCAACATATTTTTACAAGTAATCTTAAGCGACAAATCCTTTTGGATAGTGTGCAAGGTCGTAGTCCTAATCTTGCTTTTCTCCCTATTGTTACGATACCGGAATTGGAAACCTGGATACAGACCTGGGCATTCAATGAAACCATCCATAGTCGCAGTTACACTCATATTATTCGTAACGTGTATTCTAACCCTAGCGATGTCTTTGATGCACTAACTGAAATTGATGAGATACTGGATTGTGCAGTAGACATCAGCAAGTACTATGATGACTTGATTGAATCAGTGTCATGGTATAAATTACTAGGCTTGGGCGTACACAAGGTCAACGGGGAGAATGTTGTTGTCAACATGTACGACCTTAAAAAGAAATTGTGGTTATGCTTGAACAGCGTAAACGCATTAGAAGGAATCCGCTTCTATGTTAGCTTTGCTTGCTCATGGGCATTTGCAGAACTAAAGAAGATGGAAGGCAATGCCAAGATCATCAAACTGATTGCACGAGACGAAAACGTACATTTAGGTTCCACGCAGACCCTACTTAAACTGCTACCTCAGGATGATCCAGATTACATTCGTATTAAAGAAGAAACTCGTGCCGAATGTGAATCGATGTTTTTATCAGCAGCAGCACAAGAAAAAGCCTGGGCACATTATCTGTTCAAAGATGGCAGCATGATTGGTCTTAACGAACAGTTATTGAGCCAGTATGTGGATTGGTTGACCTGTAAGCGTATGACAGCAGTGGGACTAGACTGCGGTATCAAGCCAGGATCAAATCCGCTACCATGGACAGCCAAATGGATTGCAGGCGCAGAAGTTCAAGTAGCACCACAAGAAACAGAAATAAGTAGTTATGTAATAGGTGGTACCAAGCAGGACGTAGACTCAAACACCTTTAAAGGGTTTAGTCTGTAGTATTCAATTAAAGGAAATTTCAATGAAAGTAATCGCAGGATTATTACTCGCCATCGCTGCAGCACTCACAGTCAAGGCAGTTAATGATCAAATCACAGACTCAGTAACACAATCTGTCAACAGTCAAATCACAGATGCAGTAACACAAGCAGTAAATCCCAACATCGAGCAGTCAGATCAGATTAACGGTAAGCCATTACCAAACAAACCTAGCAAAACTATGTTTGAATCTAGATTGATTACTCAAGACGTATTAGATGCACGTGGTAAACCAACAGGCTGGGTAGTTGTAACATCACGCAGTGTGCGTGACCAAGGCACACGCAGTCCCATACATGTACATCCACATGGCGGACAAACCTGTGTGGTATCCGGCGAAATGAGTTTATACCTAGATGGCGAGCCAAAAGTGCAAACAGCAGGCCCTGGTGATTGCTACTGGATGCCAGCTGGACGTAGAATGTCAGGTGTTAACTCTGCAGACAGTCGTACTATCATGATTGATACATTTGTTGTACCTCGCGGCGAACAAGTATGGATCGTGGTTGAGCCTGGCATGAAAGATGCACAGGATCAGTTTGATAAACTATTTCACACAGGACACTAAAATGAAATTCTTATTTTTCAGAGCAGACTGGTGCGATCCTTGTAATCGTATGGCACCATCAATTGAAACCACATTTGAGAACGAGGGTGTTAAAAATCGTTACACATTGGAACGCATCAACGTTGATGAGAATCCAGAACTTGCTTTTAAAATGAAAATTAATGCAGTTCCTACCTGTGTTATTGTAGACGACAACGGCAAGGAAAGATCTCGTCGTGTTGGTGCTATGCCTCAGCGTAAGATAATGGAGTGGATGGAAGATGATTCTTATTCAATGCTATTATTGGCGTTGAAAGCACCCAAGGCTTGGTTAAAATCAACAATAGCAGACAAATGTAAGTTATAATTAAGGAGAAAAACATGTTAAAAAAAGTTAAACAAATATTAGGCCTAACACAAAAAGACCCAACAATTGGTTCAATTGAACTATGGGCTGGGCACATGATACCACGATGCTTTGCGCCTTGCCAAGGTCAAAAAATGTCTATTAAAGATAATGCGGCATTATTTTCCATAATTGGTACAACCTACGGTGGCGATGGCATGCAATATTTTAACTTGCCAGATTATCGTCCACGTGATGCCAAAGGTAACCCATTGTCATGGGACAAGGCTGACACCCCCATGGTACTAATCTGCATCTATGGTATCTATCCGAGCTGGGATTGATAATGTTAACAGTATATAGTAAAAATAATTGTCCATTTTGCGTCAAAGCAAAACATCTATTAGAGACAAAAGGTATTGTGTACACCGAAGTAAAAATTGACGAAACTCCTGAAGCTAGGGAGTTCGTTGTTGCTGAAGGACATCGCACAGTACCACAGATTTACAAAGATGGCAAGTTGTTGGTTGAAGGTGGTTACCAGGGACTAGCAAAACAAGACGAAGAATTTTTCACTCAATTAAAAGGTTAAAATGTTAATTTCAAAAAACAAGTATGATGCAGGCGATATCATTGCTTTCAAATTAGTCAACGGTGACGAAGTTGTAGCAAGAATAGAATCAGAGTCCGAAACACACTTTGAACTAGATCGCCCTACTACAGTAATTCCCAGTGCTCAAGGTATTGGCTTGGTGCAGAGCTTGTTTACAGCTGACTCAAAAGCTGGCATAAGTATTAGTAAGCAGCATGTTCTCATGCACAGTCCTGTGATTGAACAAATGAAGAATCATTATATTCAAACTACCACAGGAATACAGCCAGTAACCAAAGGTGGGATAATAACCTAATGCCAGCAATCGCAAGACATGGTGATACTAACGAAGAAGGCGGAACAATAGTTTCGGGTGCCAGCACAGTTACGGTTAACGGACAACTGGTGGCACAAGTTGGAAATCTTGTTGAACCACATTACCCAGGCGGAGTACCACACGAAACGGCCACTATCACTGATGGTAGTAGCACAGTAAAAGCCGACGGTGTTCTTGTTGCCTTTGTAGGTAGCGGTAACAGTTGTGGGCATTCTATAGTTGCTGGCAGCTCGGATGTAATAGTAGGTTAACGAATGGTAAGTTCAGCACAAACAATCGCAGCATCAGGTATGGTGAATGGTCAAGGCACAGCGCCTAGCCAAGACATGAATGCTGAGTTCAGTAAAAATAACTCCAAGCCAATCATTACCGTTATCAATCAGATATATGGTACTGCACCTAACACTGCTTCGAACGTAGTTGGCCTGCATGACGCTATTCTAAAACTACCAAAATGGGCCACAGGTCGTGACAGCACAGGATGGAAAAGTGTCAGTGCTCAGGCGTCGGCATCAGCCAGCAAGGTTGTGGGCACTCCGGGAGATCCAGCCGCAACAAGATCTCTTGCAGCCACAATAGGACAAGGTGCCAGTTATGGTTCAGCCGCGATGCCATGGCATGCCGCAATACAACAATACCAAGGTAAAAAGTTTGATGACCTAGGCGTACAAAACAAAAGTTATTCAGACATAGGCAGTGGCGGTATGGCCGGTCACTTCAGTGCATTAAAAGGTGCACCAGGTGGGCAACAATCCGGTATGCAAGACATGGGTGCATTTATAAACAGCATGGGCAACGGTATTGATGTTGCTCAACTAAATGACATGTTTGGACCTGCTGCATTTGTGTTAAGGATGCGTAAGTTTGGTATGGGTTACGTGGGCGACCTTGATAATAACCTAGCATCACTAAAGATTTTTACTGATGCGGATGTCAAGAAAGCTGATTATAGAATTATTAGAAATACACTAAATCTAGTTAATAGCCCTAGTGACGTTGAAAAAGTTATCAAAGTGATGGAAATTAAAATTCCAAAAGGTGTTACTATCAAGAACTTGGGCGACTTGGTAGACAGCAACAAAATGCTGCCACCAGGACTACGTGCAATGGCACCAAATGGAGATATGCGAGCATTGAATGGTCCATTGGGTAACATGGGCGGCAATTACAAAGATGCTGCCTCACTAGGTAGATTTCTAGGACAAACAGAAATACCTTCTTATCCTCGACTAGATGCACAAAAAACACCAATAACGGAAGCACAAATTGCAGCATTGGCACCAACTATTGGCTTTGGTGCTATATCTGCTCCCAGCATTGACGGAATAGCTCCACCAAGTTTGGGTACAGGTCCTATTGGTAATCCTATATTAACTGATATTATGGGTTCAGCTAGTGGGAAAGGTTTTACTGATAACTACAAAAAAGTTAATGCAGCACATGACGCTATAATGAACAGTCAGATTGGGCAAGATTTGTATAATAAATTAAAATTAATTCATGAAGCTGACAGGAGTCCGCCCTACAATGTTTCACAGGGTGAGGTTATTGAATTAAACAGTATTATTACAGATTTTAATCGAGCAGTAAAAGATGATCCCAAGATCAAGGCAGCACAAGCAGCTATGGCTGCAAGCATTTTCCAGGGCGTTAGAGAATCAAGTTTACAAAGCAAAGCTGGTATGGATATTAATAACCCACCCAGTATCTCTTCACCAAACGGAGTTTTGGGTATGGCAGCAAATTTGCCCAAGTATGGAGTAGACAAACAGCAGATGGGATTCCGTGATACCTTTACTGGTATTGCTGATAAAAATTCCATCTACGGAGAGGCTCTTATGGTCTCACTTTTGGAAGGGCGCAACCAAGCCAGAATGAGTTCAGTGGGCATGAGAGACAATATCACAGCCGATCCAACTGCAATTTTAGGAGCCAAAATTCTTGCCAATTCCAAGAAAGAGTTGACTCCTCAACAACTTGAGAACATAACCGACTACGCTCGGAAGCAAGGCAAGGACCCAGCTCAAGCCATCAGTAACTCGAAATTGTTCGGTTACCAAAATACTTTTTACGTTTCAAAAGGTTACCCGGACGCCTCATAAGTTCAAAAATTTCTGGTCGTTATAGTACCAGATAACTTGATTTTTTCTGAAAAAAACAGTATAATGTACTCAGTTAATGGGTTATAGTAGCGTTTATCTCTGAAAAAATTCAATTATATAAAACTACAACCTTAACAAGGAGGAAGTATGATGAAAGAATATATACCCGGAATGGTCAAGTTTGCAATCGTGATCATAGGTATGTGGTTAGCGACACTAGGCCTGGTAGCAGTTACCAAAGCCAAGTTCAATGACCTTCGACAAGAGCAGGCCATGCTCGAAAATGTAAAAGTGGTCTCAGCCGATGACCGCGAAAAACAACTTCGTTGCCTGACTCAGAACATCTACTGGGAAGCTGCCGGCGAACCGTTTGAAGGAAAAGTGGCCGTGGCTCAAGTTACACTCAATCGCGTCACCAGCGGTCAATTCCCTAGTGATGTATGTGGTGTGGTATATCAGAAAAATGTATTCTACTCTCGAGTAGTTTGTCAGTTTTCCTGGGCCTGCGAAGGCAACCACAAAGTAAAACCTATCCATGCTCCACTGTATCGTGAAAGCGAAGAAGTGGCCAAGAAGGTTCTATTAGAAGGTTTCCGCTTACCTAGTTTGAAAACAGCATTGTATTATCACGCCGACTACGTGAAGCCTGGTTGGGGCAAAACTCCAATCACTAAAATTGGTCATCACATCTTCTATTAATTCAACTCACCCAAAAGGCGAAAATGAAAACTAAAATTGATTTTGATGAAATCAGAGAGCATGTAACAGAATTCTTCGTTACACACTTTTCAGCAATATCAGCAGAAACACTGGGATGGCTGGCAGCAATTTGTTTACACGCTGCTACCATTCCAACTCTGTTAGCATTACTGACCGGACTCACAGATAACACACCCAGTGTGGACATTGTCATGTTCATGTGGTTGGGCTTGGTTATGTTGTTTGGTCGTGCAGTTATTCTTCGAGACCTACTCAACATTGTAACCATCGCATTAGGATTCGTAATTCAAGCAGTTTTGATGGCATTAATCCTGTTCCAATAATCTTTCGAGTAAATACTGTAACAACAGGAGGCAGCGATGTCCAAGCAAATTGAAATAGAGATCGAAGAAGCGTTGGCAGAAGAAAATGAAATTGGGGACGAAGATTATGGATTTATATTTGACAAAGATGGCAACGTCAAATATGTGTTTGTCCCAGATCACTTGCCGTTCAAGCCTCCCAAAACTATAGCCCGGGTCATGAAGATTCTGGGTGTTACAGATCTAAGCCAATTCCAAGACGACGTATCTATACATTAGCAATTTTGCAACAAAATGGACCCTTTGTACGCTTTTCTGGTTGACTCAAAAGGACGTTTTGTGTATAATATAGGTATGAATAAAGATATCGTATTTTACCTAAAATGGCTTGCAACTTTTGTAACAATCGTTGGAGCGATTTGCACCAGCATTAATCTCTACCCCTTAGGCCCGGCCCTGCTTAACGTGGGTGCATTTTTATGGCTGATTGTAGCCATAAAATGGCGCGAGTGGAGCTTGATTACAATTAATGCAACTTTGCTACTAATCTACACAGTGGGACTTGTTGTTAAATTAGCAACATAAAATGGTTGACAAAAATGGCCCATTTTGCTATAATGTATGTACAGTAAACAACTAGGAGCAAAAAATGGACTATCGCAACCGTTATATGTTAGCAGTATCAAAGTTGAATGCCCCTGAAAAACAGCATGTTGACGTCATGGGCTTTGTTGCAGAGCTCCATAAAACACAGTTAGAAATGATTGATGTAGCAGTTGACTATAGCGATATGCAACAAGCAAAAGACGTAATCAACTATATTAAGAATTTGTAATACTTAAAGCACCACCCCAAACCCGCTTCGGCGGGTTTTCTTTTGGCTCGAGTTCCTGTGGGCGGAAGCTAAATACAACTATGAGCTACATAGGCTATTAGTTAAAAAGGTTAAACAACATGTCAACATCACAAATTATTGCAGTTACCGGAGCAGCTCAACAGAGCAGTGCCATAGCGAGTACCAAGGCTAGAGTGGCAGCTTCTGTTCCGTTTTACTATGCAGTGGGAAGTGACCCAACCGCAAGCCCAACGTTTGCAAACACACGAATGATTCCAGCTAATGTAATCACCAGCATTAACATGGAAGGGCTTGGAAATAAAATTAGTGTGATATTTGCAGGAACTACAGGCAACGTAAGCATTACTACTGTAGGTACAGTAACAAATCAACCTACATAATTAAACAGGCACAAATATGAATATCGCAGAAATTTTAAGAGGCCTAGCAGACAAGATTGCTAGCATGGAAGTAGGACAGGCAGCTCCCACACAGAGCATGGGCCAAGCGCAACTGCAACCAGTAGAAGTAGACAATACAGATCACACTGATGACGCTGTCATGATTGCTCCCTTACAACAAAAGATTGAACTACTGAAAAAATCAGTTGGTGTTCCCAATGCGTTTGATGATGCAGAAGCAGGTGCACCAGATGAACTAGACATAATAAAGAAAAACGCCGGTGTCGCACCTATCGCTATTCAAGTAGCCGAAGAAGACGAACCTTTTGAAGGATAAGTCTTAAATGACAATTAAAAAGATTTGGGGTTCGCGAGTCCAAGCTGATGGTGACACTTTTGTAGCCGACGATGGCCTAATATTTTACGATGAGAATGATGGTGAACTACGCCTAGGTGATGGAGTCACACCCGGCGGTGTTGCCATTTCAGTTCGTGCTGATTTGATTACGGCACAGCGATTGCTTCCAGGCGCAGACAACAACAATACCTACGGTCTAGGCGATGAAACACATCGTTGGTATGACCTACACATTGGTGATGGTGGCATCTACTATAATGGATTTGAAGATCCACAAATAGTTCCTTATCTTCCCGGCGCCATAATAACAGACCTTGTTCCAGCCTACACCAATGCCAACCTGGACCTAGGCAGCGAAACAAATCGTTGGGGCAATGTGTTCATTGGTCCGAACAGTCTTCGTTTACAAGATCAAATTACACTTAATGATGTAGAGATCACAGTTCGCAGTGGTACCTTGTACCTAAACGGTGCACAGAACCTGGCAGTAGGTAATTTAGTTATTGTAGACACCACACTGACCAGTGCAACTCCCGCCATTGACATCAACGTTGGTGCCAATGATGACACTGGCACATTCTTTGTCAGACGTAAAGCACAGTTTAACAACAACACATATGGTCCTTTGGACGCCATGGTGTCGTTCAATGGATCAGGCGGCTCAAGCCCAACCACAGTATTCCCGGACACAATTATACAAACAGTTAGTCGCCCTAACCGGAACAGTCGCGTCGTTCAACGCAGTTATGGCAGCACAGGTGATGTGGGCGGAGACAACAGTTATTCAGTGTGGGCCAGTTATGTAGCACGTGGCAATACCACTCAGCCCGCAGCGACCAAACAGAATGATATTTTAAGTCGTATCAGCAGTAATGGCTTTGGAACAACAACCTGGGGATCAGGTGGCACACGTATAGAATCAGTTGCATTAGAAAACTTTACAGACTCAGCCAAAGGGTCACGGATCAACTTCTGGACCACTCCTATAGGTAGTATTGTGAGTCAACAAGTGGCCAGTATTACTGCCACTGGTATCGCTGCCAACAGCATAACATTCTCCACAGACAGCACGACACAAACCACAGCCGGTATTCCATTAACACAAAAAGGTGTAGCCACAGGTGTTGCTACACTGGGTGTAGATGGTCGACTAACCACAGAACAAATTCCCAGCAGCTTAACTGGCGCTATTGTGTTCCAAGGCGGATGGAATGCGTTCACAAATACTCCTGCACTCAGCAATGGCACAGGCATCACAGGCTATCAATATATTGTCACTGTAGGTGGCGATCGCAATCTAGGCGCAGGCAATGTTGTTTATGTGTCTGGTGATACTGTCACATATGGTGCCAATGTCTGGAACCGAGTATCTGGATCCAGCCCAATTTCATCAGTATCGGGCAACCTACACATGCAGGTTGGTCCTACCACTGGTGCTGTTGTGATTGGTATCAATGCCACTCCCAAT